TCAAACCACATGATATAATCGCAACCGAGTTCGATTGCTTTTGCCGCTATTTTGTTGCGACTATCGTAAATCAATGATCCCGCTACGTGAGTAACGAGACAATCTCCAACCCTGCGGAGCATGGCCAGCGACTGACAAAATCCAGTCGCCACCATGTCCATGCAAGGAACCGCTATTAGTGTCTTCATTAAGTGTGCCTCCTGCCAAAGAGATAGTTTTATGCTTTGTTGATTCTTACAAATGCCTTGGGAGCAACAACGTCGTGCGCAACGTACTCACGGCCAACGATCTTTACAAGGTCAGCCTCTGCAAGTGAAAGGTCATCATACTTGAAAGTGATTTCCTGGCCGTTAGGGAAGTTCATCTGTGCGCCTACGCCAAAGTCGCCGACAATTACGAATGCCTCACCCGTGGTTGCTGCGTCAAAGCTCTTTAACTTGCTTGAGAATGCAACGGGAAGTCCCTCAAAGGGATCTACATTGTACTGACCAGCATAGGCTACACTCTTGAATTTCGACCAAGTCTGTTTGTTGAGTACGATAACAGGGTTCGAAGCTTCGTCGGAAAGATTTCCGATTGCGTCTGCAACAAGTCCGATTGCTATGCTTGTAGCAGCGATTGCGGGAACTGCACAAAGATGTGAAGAACCGCTTGTTGTTGATACAGTACCACAAGCGAGGATATCAGCGATAAGCTCGTCTGCTGCCTTCTTTGCGATCTGATAGGTAAGTTCGTCGTAAATGTAACGAAGGAATGCTTCGCCGGTAAGATCCATAGCTTCATCAGATATGGTAATCCACTTCTTGATTGATACGGGAACGAGTTCGGTTACACCAAGTACAAGTGTTTCTGCGTCGGGTGCTGCTGCGCCTTCGGTGTGAACTGCTGCGCCTGTTGCGGAATATTCGAAACCAATTTTAAGGTTGCCCTTAATAAAGGTCTTCTTTACAAGTCTTGTGATATCGTCCTTCTCCCATGCGGTACGAACGATCTCGTCAACGAGTTCGGGAACGGGTACTGATCCGCTTACGTTCTCAGTTAAGAGTGAACGGCACTCTTCGTCGCTGTTTGATTTGATGTAGTTAGCAAATGCGTCAATATACGCTGCTGAATTTCTTACTTCCATGTTGCTCATTGTTTTTCTTTCCTCCTCGAATGTTTCTTTAACTTCGGCTTCTACTGTGCCGTTTACGATAGCGTTAAGGTTTGCCTGGCGTTCCTCAGCCGCTTTAAGAATCTCCTGTTTGCGCTCATTCATAGCACGAACCTCTTCGGTTAATGCCTCAATGTTTGCTTCGGGAGCTTCTTTTTCTGTTTCGATCTCTGACATTCTCTTTTCAATGTCTTCGATAGTCATGTCTTTGATTTCCATGCTTCTTTGCTCCTTTACTTTTTAAGAAGTTCAAGTTCAAGTTCCAACTTTGCCTTTGCCTGTGAACGTTCTTCCTCTTTCTGCTCGATAAGTCGCTCCGCTTTTTCTTTAGCGATCAATCCGTCGATAAAGCTTCGAGCCGAGATTTCCGTTCCGTCATTGGCGGGAATTGAAACCGCACTCACGTCGTACAATTTACCTATGCGGAGTATTGTGCGTAAGTAAACTGTCTGTTTGCCTTTTTCCCTTGTTTCGGTAACTTCGTCTTCGTCCACAGTAAAGCCGAAGCTCATGCGGTCGGTGTAACCGCCGTCGATTTCTTCGTACAACTGTCTTCCGATTTCTGTACCTCCCAGGTCGGCATTTATTAACAACCCATGTTCGTCTGATTCTAACGACAAGGTATTGTTGCGTGTTCTTGCGAAGACACGGCCTTCATGGTTGTACTGCATGATAACGTCCGAAACGTCGGCCTTATCAAATGCGTTCGGTGCAACCTGTTCCCTGATCTCTATGTCTTCATCTGCATACAACGTATAGGGTTCATTGTATGTCGTTGCGTAGCCTGTGACTCTGTAAGTCGGTTCAGCTGCGTCGTTTCTTAAAATTGCCCTTATTTCCTTGATGTTGCGGTACTGTCTGCCCTGCGATACTTTTTCAAGAAATTCTTTACTCATTGTTTGTATCTTCCTCCGTTTCCGTTTCTGTATCTTCGCCCATGGTATAATACTCGCCCCTTACGGTTCTTACGTCTCCGTCTTCCACCGGAGGCAAGTTCCATATATCACGAATCTCATTTATCGTCATGAGTCCTCTATCTGCCATTTGAGCCGAAACCTTTAATTTGTCCGAATTGCTCATATACTGCAAACGGTTCGAAGTCGCTACGATCTTCGAGCCGAAGGACTGCTCACGTTCACTAAAGAACATAGTCGTTGTAACTTCGCTGAACTGTATAGCGAACGTTTCAACAACTGATTCATAAAAGGCGTTCCACTTATCGCCTACGGCCTTCGACTGAATAATGTCCTCATTAACTGCGTATAGGTTGTAGACGTTGTCCTGTATCATTTTCCGTTCTTCGGGGTTAATGGTATAAGGACTCGTTTTAATCTGCTGTATATCGGAATAGGTATTCGGGAAGAGTAACAAGCCACCTGCGCCCGCTTCCTTCGAGAAGTTTTCTTCGCTAAACCTCTGACGTTCTTTCTTCAAGTCCTCGGTCTTGGTGAAGTTATTCGTTCGAGCCATGAAGCGATATGTTGCGCCGTTCTTGATTGCTTCCTTTATGCCCTGTCCCTGCATATCAATCAAATCCATTGTCGGATTCAACGCCGTGTTCTTTTCTCCGAAGAAGTCGCTCTTATATTGGAATTTTGTCATTATTCCGCACTCGGATAAATAACACGCTCCCGTTTGCCGATCCGAAAACTCGTATTTTAAAACAGGAGTTCCGTCTTTTGTCTGCAAGATTTCGCATTTTGTAGGAAGCACCGGGAACATTCCGACTGTATCACCATACTTGTCAACGACAGGAACGATAAAAGCCGTATTGTGCATATCAAGTATCGTGCTTAAACGGTACATGAACTGATACCAGGTCTGAAAACTGTTTGGCTTTGCCTTGAGCCTCGTCGCCAAAGTCGGCCTTGCCGATCCTATGACTTCAACCTTTAACTTCGCTATGTGTCTCGCCCTTGCGTCGATTGCGCTACGCACAAGCTCCGACTCATACAAAGAACCGTTCCAAGAATGAAACACCGGACTATAAGCCGTAAGTGTCTTGAAATATGAGTCTGCTTTAATTGTCTCTGTCTTCTTCGAACCAAAAATACTTTCGAAAAGTCCCATTTGCTTAAACCTCTTTAATTCCTTAATTGGTCGCCTATCTCGCCAAACCATTTTTGACGAACCGTTAAAGCGTCAATCAACGCTGCCATTCCGTCGATATGGTCTGTTTGACTTAACTTGATTAACTTGCCTTTGTTCTGCTCAACGTCCATTTTGATAGCACTATTAAGTAAGTGCATTTTTAAAAGTGCGTTATCGCCTATATGGATCTTGCGATCTTTAAGCATTCCCTCGAACTCCATAAGAACGGGGTACAAGTTCCAACCCTGGAAAACGTCGTCCATATGGAATCCTGCCGCCTTCATATTTTGCACAAGATATTGCGCACAATAGCGATCATATCCCGTTTGTAAAGGGTAGATTTCCCGCTCTCGCACAAGTTCGATAAACCAATTAAAACAATCGTTATAATCTACGAAGTTATCACCCGATAATTCAAGCCACCCTTTTTGCACGTAGATTTTGTAGGGTACGCCGTCCCGTTCGGTTGCCTCTTCTATCTTCTCAGCGGGCAAATAGAACTTTGCAAAGACGTAAAGTTCTCCGTTTTTCTCTATGACTACCGTAGCCGCCGTTAAGTCCGTCGTGCGTGATAAGTCGATACCGCCGACGCAATAACTGTCTCTAAAGTCGTCGATATTAAGCTCCGGTCCGCAAGCTGCTTCAACATCAATCGTGTTTAGCCATGCCTGGGAAGACGACTGCTTAATGTTGCAGTATTTCGTAAGGAACTCCGCCTTCTTGGAAAGCGATCCTTCCGCAACTGCTATCTCTTCCAAAAGATAATCAACCGAAACCGATACACCCAAGTTCGGATTGCTCTTTTGAAGCTCGTTTATGTCGTTCCATAAACTAACATCATCAATAGTGAACAGGAACGGCAAAAGCCTTGTTTCTTTCGAGTCGCCCAACAAAAAACGAGTCGATCTCTTAATCAACTCGTCGTATATTCCTTCGTTTTCGTATCCTGCGGTTGAGATTGAAAGTATTATCGGCTGAAGTCTTGCGCCAAGTGCCGACTTCATAACTTCATACTGTTTCAAACCTGCGTCGCCATGCCAAGAACTTATCTCGTCGCATATCGTAAGCGAAGGGTTAAAACCGTCGCTTTTCTTGTGGTTAAATGCAATCTTCTTAACGGAACTATTTGTTGACTCAACATAATAATCGGACTTACGTCTTTTTATTAATCGTTCAAGTTCCGGCTCTGTCGATACCGTTTGCCATATATCGTTGTAGATAATATCGGCCTGATCTAACTTTGGAGCAACGCAAAAAACCTTTGCGCCGTATTCTCCGTCTAAATACAAGTGATAGTTTGCGATTGCACTCGCAAGAAGTGACTTTCCGTTCTTTCTTGCGACTATTACGACGACTTCCCGGAACTGCCTTACTCCGTCTTTATCAACTATGCCAAACATAGCCGAGACAATGGCTTTTTGCCAAAGCTCCAACTTTATAAGGTCGTTACGGCCTTCGCAATGGTGGCAAAACGTTTCGATAAACTGTATTGCCTTCCCTGCCTTCTTGTTGTCGTAAAAGAATAACTTGTCCTGAAGTCCTTTAACCAGGTACTCCATGACAAGCTTTACCCAACGGCCCACAATAACCGAACCGTTTTGTATTTGTTGGTAATACTCGTATATATAATTTTTCGAAATAATCATTCGTCATTCATCATGGCTTCGAGCTTACCGCTCGCCGCTTTCTTGTGACCAAGCGTTTTGATGATGTCGAGTATAACGCTCGCTGTTCTGTTCGCTGCGTCGCTATGTTTGGGAAGTTCCCTAATAAGCGGGTGAGCATATACATTCTCACGGTTCTTGACGTATTCTTTCTTCGTCATAAGCGAGTCTTCTTCAAGAAGTACCTCGTTTATCCTTTCAATAACTTTCTGTTGCGTAACATACTGCTGAAGCTGGGCCTTGAAGAGTGCGTTATCGTCAACGCCGTACTCCTTCGCCATTTTCAGCAAGGCGTTATAAGTTACTTTCTTTGCCATGTATTCGAACCTCCTGCCAATTCAGTTCAAACCAGTTCAAACCAAACCAAAAACCACAAAATCCAAAAAAATCCCTGCAACTCGGGAGAGTTCTTCTAAAC